TATAGGCACACGCATAAAAGAAAGTGCAAACAAGGTTTTAGACACCTTAAAAGCTAGGCGGGATGCTAACGCTAAACTAAATAAACAAGAGGCTTTTGGCGAGGCGTTTAAAAAAGAAGCTGCTGGTCAAACTATTGCTCAAACCAAAGCGTATGAAAACGCTTTAAAAGAAATTGACGCAATGATTAAAAACCCTACAACGGGTTTATCTAACGCTCCTGTTGGCGAGATCGAAAACCAACTACGCAAGATCCGTAACATTTTGGACCGCACAATTGTAGATGTTGATGGCACTGTTATTTCAAGAGATCCAGCCAGTTTTGAAGGTTTAGAGGATGCCAGACGGTTCTTAAGAGATCGCTCTTTTGGCGTGCCAGCAGAAGGTTATGACGCTATTAGTCAACAAATGGCAGGTCGTTTGGCAGACAATATTGAAGCAATTATGAAAGAGTTTTCCTTAAAACCTGGAAAAAAAACATCTACATTCGAAAAGTTTTTAAATCAATATCGTAAAGATTCTGAACCTTTAAGAGTATTTCAGTCTAGAGTAGGTAAAGCTCTCACTGGTGAGCAATTACCAGGCACAGGAACTAACTTTGCTACCGTATCTGCTCAGGACATTCCTGGCAAAGTATTTTCATCGAGAGAAAATTTTAGCGCTTTAATTGACGCTTTTGGTGGTAACAAGCAACTAGCTGAAGCTGAAGCAAAACGCTATTTTGCAAGCCAATTAGAGAGTAAAACCGCATCTAAGGATGTTGAAAACTTTATTCGCCAAAACCGTGCCATGCTTAGAGAAACCAATTCCTTGCCTATGGCTGAGAAATACGCTAATGACCTGCGTATATTTGAAAAACGGGGTGGTTCTGCACAACAGATTGCAAAAACTGAAGAAAAAACCGCACAACAGAAAAAACAACTTGTACAAGATTACAAGACTTTTGAATCAGATCTTGCCGTGGCAGCTAATGATCCATCAAAAATTGCTAGTGTTAGCAATCAATTAGCCAAGCGGATGCTAGAGCATGGTCAAATTAACCAAGCCCAGTACCGTGATTTACAGCGTCAAATTGAGCAAGTACGCTTGACTGTCCGTGATGCTAATGAGATGAAAGACAAGATTAAGCTGTTTGTGTATAGAGCATTAGGATATGGCGCTGCTGCTACTGTAGGAAGTGCTGTTGCAACAAAGGCATTTGAACAATGAGCAAGAAGCAAAAAGGACTAAACCCTGAATTAGAGAGCGCTGTTGAGCGTTTGCTCCAAGAAGTGATGGCTGATCCTATGGCATCTCTTACCGATAAATGTAAGGTAATTGACCGTATGGTGAACATTGAAAAGCTCAAACAGAAGATTTCTGATGATGAATGGGGTAGTGGCTTTATTGCAGTAGATGATGAGGAAGGTTAAACTAATGTTTGGTTTAACTTTTAAGGGGATAAATTATGGAAGCAGTAGCCTTGGTACGCCTAGCATTGGCGGTCATTACAGACCGATCAATCACGATTTTGGCGCTAGTAGCATCGAGCATAATGTGCGGTTGGACAATGTGGAATCCCATGTGGGAAAGAGTGGTGACACTAGCCATATTCGTAGTATTCAGTTATCTTGTAGTCAATACGAAAGAAAGGAATAAAAATGAGCTTAAAACCCAAGAATGAGGGCAGTAGTCATAACAACCCGTATAAAAGACCAGGTGATGTGAATCAGCAAATCGCTAAATCTACACGCCCACAATTGCCTAGAGATGGATCTATGAATGGTATGAACACTACCTTTGATGGAAAAATGCCTTCTGGCTTTATTTCTGTATGGAATTTTGACGGCAATCGCAATACCAAAGATTCCGCTACAACTAAACCTGGCAACGCTGGCAAAAAGAGTATCTACTAATGGCTAATAATATCGCTTTTCAACCGATGGGGAAAACGGTAAAAGTAGCCGTTAACGGTGCTGCTAACACGCAGTCCAATGTATATACCATCACATCAGATAGCCCTGTTAACCAGTATTTTATTTCTAATGCTGATGTTAATAGTGCTGTTTATGTTTGGATTAACCCTACCAATACTTTCAATGTAGCGTTGCCTGACAATGGACCAACTTATGTCCTTTCTATTCCGCCTTACGCTTATAAAGTATTTACTGGTCCACAAGTTAGCCCTACAGGTAGTGTTTATGCAAGAATAATTGGTGATGCAGCTAACGCTTCCGTTTACATTACACCAGGAGAAGGATTATGAGTTTGTTAGACAAAATTGAATCATTTGTTAGTAAAGAGTGCATTGAAATTGGTAGCGCTGTTCATCAGTTATTACAGCGTTTTGTTGCTCATGCTGAACCACAAGAACCAACCCCAGAACCAACAGCGCCACCTGCTGAAGCAACACCAATCGAGCAAACACCAGCTCCAGAAGCCCCTGCAAACTAAGGATTTTGGAATGGATGAGCAACTCGAAACAGCAAAGGAAGTAGCAGGTAAATCTATTGGAAAGCATGGTCTTGCTTACATTACAGCAATTATCTTGATTGCCGTAGGAGCAAGCATTTTCCTTGATTCCTCCAAGATTGCTGCCGTAATTGGTATGGCTGGAGGTGCTTTGATGGCTATCATCAACATGATGAATGGCGTTGCTGGCACTACTGAAAAAGAAGAAAAACCTGAGTTTAAAGTTATTGAATCTCTGATTCAGCGTTTAGATAAATTAGCTGAAAAAGAACCTCCTATGTCTGTATCTGTGGATGGCGATAAAGTAACCGTAGTAAAAGGTAAAGACACTATTACAACGGAGAAATAGTATGTTTCCATTAGACGCTCTATTAGGAATCGGTAACAAACTCATAGATCACTTTTTTCCAGATGCAAACCAAGCAGCCGAAGCTAAACTCAAGTTACTTGAGATGCAACAAAACGGGCAATTAGCTCAATTAAATGCTGATGTCAGTGAGCAAAACAATGTATCTGCAAGATGGCAAGCAGACGCTCAAAGTGATAGCACCTTAGCTAAAAACATCAGACCTTTAACCCTTGTTTATATTCTCACAGCCTATGTAGTTTTTGCTATTGCTGATGGTTATGGGTACAAAATCGCTTCTAGCTATGTTGAGTTATTAGGTCAGTGGGGTATGCTGGTAATGTCAGCCTACTTTGGTGGTAGAACACTAGAAAAAATTATGGATATGAGGTCAAAAAAGGATAGCCAATAAATGCAATATTCCAAAAATGGTCTGCATCTTACAGAATCTTTTGAAGGAGTTAGGCTTACTGCTTACCCTGATCCTGGCACTGGCGGTGATCCTTGGACTATTGGATATGGGCATACTGGTCCTGATGTTTACCCAGGGTTAACCATTACTCAAGAACAAGCGGAATACTTTTTAATTAAAGATGTACAAAAAGCAGAAGAAGATGTTAATGCCAAACTAACTGTTGAAGTTACTCAAAATGAATTTGATGCTCTCGTTGATTTCGCCTTTAATTGTGGCTGCGGTAATCTCAATAATTCTACTTTACTTAGAAAAGTAAACGCAGGTGATTTTGAAGGCGCATCCCACGAATTTGAAAAGTGGGATATGGCTGCTGGAAAACACATGGCTGGATTGCTCAGACGCAGACAAGCAGAGGAGCTGATGTTCATGACAGGTTTTACAAATGGTGGAAAGAGCTAAAAATGCACAAAGGTAATAAATCCTCAAAAACAACCAGCGCTGCCGAAAGACGGATGGGCGTAGGTGGAGGTTTGACCCAGAAAAAAGCGGTAAAACGCAATAATCTTAAGGTCAAGAGAAAGGCTACTCGTGGCTAATGTCAATCTTTCCGTAGGCAGAGGTGAAAAGCTATCCGTTTCTAAGGGTGGCGGTCTGACTGCGAAAGGGCGTAGAAAATATAACAAAGCCACAGGATCAAAACTAAAAGCACCCCAAAAATCAGGCAGTCGGCATCGCTCATTTTGTGCCAGGTCTAAACATTGGAAGGGTGAAAGAGGAAAAGCTGCCAGAAGAAGATGGGGGTGCAGATGAAACCTGGACTTTACGCCAATATCCATAAAAAGCGTGAGCGTATCCGTAAAGGATCAAAAGAGAGAATGAGAACGCCAGGTTCAAAAGGCGCTCCCACTGATTCCGCATTT